AAACCAGATATTACGTTTTTTGATACCTTGAACGATGTGATTACAACATACTATGAGTATGATACAGTATATGGTTCTTCTTCTATAAATAGTGACCTTACATATTTATCAAATGCTTTTTGGGATGAAAATAGTTATGGATTATGGACTGTTGAAATCGAAGATATATACGACAACGAGTATAATGGAAATGTAAACCAAGTTTCATTAATTATACATGGGATTCATGATGCAAGTTTACCGAGTCACCCCCCTCCACCACCGCCTCCTCAAAATTCCGTATGTAGTTCATGTTGTCGATATATACGTCTTGCAACTTCTACTTCTGTTGCGGGTACTGAAAACTATAATAATTTAATAATGAGAAATGTCGACGAATACTACGTTTACCACGAAGGAAGTCAAACTTTGTTAGAATATTATTTATCTTATCGCAGAACTTCGTCAGGATCAATGTTTTGGGGCGTTGGTCCTAACCCATTCAATAATATTATTAGGTCATATAGATTTTCAAATACTTCATCGACTCCTGTCGGAAACTTCACTTGGAATCATTACTTATCAGGTCAATGGGTACCATTTGAACTTTCGATTAGTTGTGTTACTTTTTCACCACCTCCGTATGCATCAGGAAATGCACCTAAACCACCACCTTTATTGCCACCACCTTTATTACCACCACCTTTATTGCCACCACCTTTATTGCCACCACCTTTATTACCACCACCTTTAGTACCACCACCTTTATTGCCACCACCTTTATTACCACCACCTTTATTGCCACCACCTTTATTACCACCACCTTTATTGCCACCACCTTTATTGCCACCACCTTTATTGCCACCGTTTACATATCCATTATCTACTTCATTAGTAAAAAATAATGAATATTATCATTTGTTAGATGTCCCATCAATAAATGCTCGTACCAATTGTAGCAAAATAATTACAAGTGGCATAAGTATACACCAATACGGATGGCCACCTGAAAAAAAATGCAATGAAACTACAGATTATGAACTTGAACCGTTTTTAAATTATGTTGTAATATTACAAGTTCCTAATTATTTAAATTCACTTATAATACCCAATGAATATCAAGGCGTTTCATCGAATATTTCATTTTCTGATAATATTCCGTTCACAAACACTTTAGTTCGTAGTTACAAATACGTCCCATTTTCCATATCAAATGAATCATGCAATTCGCTATTCGAAAATTTAGCAACGTCGACTTTGGGTATTCGTATTGTTTTCTTAACATCTAATAATGTTTGTGTCGGTAACGGTACTGGATTTGAAAAGAACTACCCGATTACTAGTAAAACCAAGTATTATATACAATACGATCAAACGTTACATTATAATTTGAAATACGAGTATAGTTCATAACGTTTATATATTTTATTTTTAGTGTCTATAAAAATGGAACTGTCAAGTTATTGGGGTTTTTTATTTTCTATTTTTGCAGGCTTTTTAAACTCATTTGCAACGAGCATCCAGAAAAACGTTTTAGATAACAATCCAGATAGCTATATTCGTGAAAAAAAATGGATTTTGGGTTTTATAATGCTGATTGTTGCAGAATTGTTCGGGTCTGTATCATTTAGCATTTTACCGTCAAATGTGGCAGTGGGATTAAGCAGTTTTTCAATAATAGGAATAGCGTTTTTCGCAAGAAAAAAAGAACGAATTACAACAAATTTCTGGTACGGCGTTGCAAGTATCGTCACTGCAAGTTTTTTAAACGGTTTAGTAACCCCACCCGGAAAAAAAATAGAATCATTTTCTAAACTTGTATCTTTTTTGACGAGTTTTGATAGTCTAGCGTTTCACGCAAGTGTTTTGCTTGTGTCATTATTCATACATTACATATACTTTATTAAAAAAACTGAAAAACTAAATATTTATGCATTTGCGTTATATGCGGCGTGTGTAAGTTCTATTACAATTATATGGGCAAGAGCATTTGTTTTACAAATAATATCTATACCCAACGACTGTGAGAATACGAGATGCTATTATACTTTAAAAAACTGGTTACTATATACCTCCGGTTGTATTACGGCGTTCACCGGAATTTGGGCAGCTGCTTTTGTAGAGCAACAAGGGCTTTTGAAAAATCATCAAACCAGATGGGTGCCAGTTCATTATGTGTTTTGTACAATCACATTCAGTGCAGCTGGTATTTTTGTATATCAAGATTGGACGGTTTTTAATCTAAATTTTAAAAAAGTTTTGTTGATTATTTATTCTTATATATTGTACATATGGGGTGTTTTGGTTATTTCTGTACAGTAAAAAAGTTCAAGTATTATAATATTTTTAAACTATAAAATATGAGAGAAACTATAAACATATATGGGAGTGCGTGGGATAAAAGAAGAATGAATGATGACCGCCCCGACTCGGGTGATTCATCGGATGACTCATCGGATGAAGTAATGAACGATCCTCCGGACTCTGATGAGTCATCCGGCGCAGACGATAATACTAGAAGTAAAATAAAAAGAATTAAAAATGGGAAAAAAAGTTCTATGGATGATCCTATGAAATTAAATTTAGATGCTTTGAGAATGGTAACACCTCCTCCAAAAGAATCGCATGAAAAAGAAATTGTACGTTTAATAAATGAACTCAGATCAATACATCCTCGTAGTAATATATACAGGCACAATGAAATGGGATTCCTAGCTGTGGAAGTGCTCAACGATGATGGAAGCAAACAGATTTTACAATATCAATTAACTAAAGATCTAATAACCGGTTACTATTATAAAGAACTACTGCCGTCGACTGTTACTAATATTAATGAGTTCTACCTTGTTTATGAACCAGAAGAAGTTACACACTCTACGCGTTCAACGTCTGCTGCCCCAGGTCCGAGCAGTTCATCCCAAGATCCGAGTGGTTCAAATGATGACCCGGCGAATGAGGGGTTTGGTCGCAGACGGCTTTGGGATGAAGAATAAACTTTACACATATAATTTTTTTACTTACGAAGTATAATTTATAAAAAAAGATCCAAACTAACATATACATTATCAGTAGAAATATGTTTACTTTTTCCATTCTTAAAATCCATATATGCATAAAATGTCTTCACTGAAGCATTTGACATTTCAGAGTTTAAAAAAAAAGTATGAACTTTATCTTTATAAACCAGTTTCCTACATAATGGCCATCCATATTTAATTTCTATATGTACATATTTCAAATATTCTTTATGAATATGTTGATAAACATAATTAATAAGATCGTTGGGGAGATCATAAAAAAAATTTGTTGAAAACATTTTTTTACAGCAGTATCGTCTACAAAAATGAAGAGGTCGCACGAGTCGGTGTCGTCTACAAAAATGAAGAGATCGCACGAGTCGGTGTCGTCTACAAAAATGAAGAGATCACACGAGTCGGTGTCGCCTACATTCACAACGGGACTCTAGTCATCTCAAACGATTCCTAATTTAAAATCAAAATAAAAATATAAAAAATATATATGTCTAAAACTTATCTTCATAGAATAAACGCCTACCATTCGAACTTCAAAAAAATAAACCTAGAATTTCAATAACTGTTTGGGGGTTAAGTAATATTATTATCGATCAACCGAGAGAACCTAAAATTTTAGAAGATACCGACAGAAGAAACACAAATCAAACAAAGCAAATATGCAGAGATTTTCAGAAAGGTAATTTCAAATGGGGTGAAAAATGAAGATTTTTGCATTCTAAAAATTAAAAGAGAACTTTACCATGTGTTTGTTCCGGAGTCAATTCTGCATGTATAGTAAAACTTAATGATGTCCGCTTCATATCTAATCTTGCCGGAGAATCATTAGTGTCAGATATTTGTATCAGTATGTTATTTACTTTTTTATTCATAATAGTTATTTCGTTTATCCTACAAAAAGTCATATTTTCAACGCTTTTGTGAGTCTTTATTCGTGAGGTATCAAGACTCACCTTAAAACTTGGGTTTGACTCTTCAAATGCTTCGATAAATTCATGAACATCCGGCGTTGTATTGCCATTCACTATAATTGAGCGTGGAACATATTTAAAAACTAAAAAATTTGGTTTTTTTCCCCTATTATTCTCGTATACATACTCTTGTACATCACCCACGAAAATGTTTATTTTGAATTGTATACTAACTGGTGTTTTATCGTTATGAGATATCACATCAGCTTTTCTTTTTCGTTGTCTGTTCCCACCGGAACGAAGAATTCCATCACCGGGTCCGTCTCCAGGTACCGCTCTAAAAAAATTATAAACAGTGTCCCTCATTTTATATTTTATAATAAAATAAATAAAAATAGTTTGTAAAATTTAAAAAAAAATTAAAGTTAGATAAAAATGATATACAGTCTTTCATCACCAGTTTATTCGAACTATCTCAAAAATTCACTTTTTTCTATAAAATACAGTAAAAACAAAACAAGTATGCAGTACGAACCAACTGTACATTTTTGATAATCAAATTTTTATTATTTAAAATCATAAAAATAAATGTTTTTAAATAGTGCATACTATTATTTAAAAAATTATTTTTTAAAAATTTTTTCGGTGTTGTCAGAATGCTATAACCTTCGCATAGACGACACAACTATCATTGATTTAGAAATGGTTTACGACAATCAAAAAAATTATGATATTGTACCGGATCAACAATTAATAACCGAAACACAACCAAACACCATAGATCAGCGGAACCTGTACGATGCTTCACCTTACCAAGAAACTAAAGTTGTAAACTTAATAAAAACACATAAAGAAATTTGTGAAATGTACGTCCTATGTTGTAAAAGAAATAGAACTTATTTTTTGGAATTCGATGATTTTGTAGAAAAACTAACACATTATTCAAATTCCCATGGAGTAAAAAATATAACAAAACTAAATGTTAAATACCTAGAAAATACATACAATTCATTGGAAAGTGAAGTTAACAACAGTTTTAGAAATTTTCATTTACAGAGCGAATAAGTTAAATTTGGTGTTCCCGCAAGTCCTAGACCTTTCATTATAATAGATTTAATTATATGAGAATTATCATTAGATTTTAAATATACGTCAGTGTCAACAAGCTCACATTCCACTTCATAAATAGGAGTTTCTGTATGTTGTTTTTCTTCAACATTTGTGCGACTGTTCGATGACCAACATTTACTAAGATCTATTCTCCATACATTTACATTGTTTTTTAGCAAAAAAAAGCTTTTTGAATGTTTTAGTCTTATATGCTTTGGGTCGACTATAGACGGTAAATTTTCGTTTTTAACGTGTTCTTCACTTGAAACTGATACTCTAAAATCATATTCATTTGAATCACACTTTACTAAAAGTGATGATAACTTTTTTTTTATAATCGTTTCTTTTCCGATTGTCATATTGTCACTAGAATAACTTACTCTAGTTCTCATTTCTTTGTTATCATGATCAAAAAACACATCCATTGTCTCATGCCAACATTCTATTTTTTTTACTTCTTCGTTTGTCATTAAATCTTCGTGTATTTCTTGAAAAATATTATAGTTTACACCTGAACAAAATTTGTTGTTTAATTGTTTACCAAATCTCAACTCCAACTCATTTTGGGGATTATTTCTAACCAAGTTTACAATATTTTCAAAGTCAGACATTTTCTTTGTATATGTTATACTTTAATTCTGATTAAAAAATATTATAATCAGTTTTAACGATTATAATATGTTTCGACAGCAAAAATGATTTCCTTTATTGTATGTGCTCTTTCATTAACAATATATGAAAATATAGAAAAAGATAGTTTAGAAAAATGGGTTGTTTCAGATTGGAAAAAAGATGTGGAACAAAATGGTAACTGGGAAGTCGTTTCATCAGTTGTAGATGGAATCGAACACAATTATTTGAAAACAGTTAACGATAGCCGTTTTTTTACAATTTCTAAAAAGTTTGAAACTTTTTCAAATTATGATAAAAATTTTTCTTTTTACTATGTTACTTCAAATACGCAAAATATACAGTGCGGTGGCTCATATATAAAACTGTTTCCATCTACTGTAATTCAAAGTAAACTAAAAGGTGGTGAGAATGAAGACAAGTACAATATTATGTTCGGTCCCGACGTTTGTGGTTCTACTAAAAAAGTTCATCTCATTATGTCACACAAAGATAAAAATTTACAAAATAACAAGAATATAAACTATCAGGGCAATAATGAATATAGTATGTTAGGTTTTACCATATTTAAAGATCAAACATATTCAGTCACAATCAATGAAAATGTTGTAGAAAAAGGAAGTATCAAAGATGATTATCCGACACCCCCTAAAACAATAGACGATGAAACTGACAAGAAGCCCGATGATTGGGTAAACGAACAATACATTCCCGATGAAAATGATGTAAAACCTGAAGGATGGGACGATATTCCTGAAACGATTAGTGATCCGGATGCAACAATCCCTGAAAATTGGAACGAAGAAGATGATGGTGTTTGGGAACCACCCACTATAAAAAACCCAGATTGGAAGGGTGAATGGAAACAAAAAATGATAGATAATCCTGATTATAAAGGAGTTTGGTCTCCCAGACAAGTTTCAAACCCATATTTTGACGAGAACGATGTATTCGGAACATACTCTGACAATTCTATAGTAGCGGTTGAAGTATGGCAGGTTACGGCCGGAACAGTCTTTGGTAAATTTATACTGACAGACGATGGCGAAAAGTTGGAAGAATATAAGAAAAATACACTAGAATACATTGAGAAACATAATGCTATTATAAATTTAGAAAAAAATAAAGTGAACGAGGATCCTCCTGAAAAAACACAGGATGATGATGAAAAAAATACAGAAGAAGAAAATACAGAAGAAGAAGAGGAAGAAAAAGACGAACTTTAAAAATATTTTCTCACAGCTGTTGTTAGTGTTTTAGGAACAGCCGTTCATATTACTTTATATGTTCATAATTCCTTTCTATTACACTTTATGTTACAGACATTTTCAACTATTTTTTTGAATTTAAAACATATGTTATACTCCAACCAGACCGAACAAAGAACATTTTTGAATTCATCCTTGGGAAGAAAACCGTTGGATATTAATAGTTCATGAAGAGGACCCATAGAATTGTAAACTGTCAAATCCGTTCTTTTTAAAGGTTCTGTAGTTATTAGATCAGGGTTATGGCCTGGAACAAAACTTATTTTTAATTTATCATAAAGCTTTGCACCATCTGGACCTTTTATAAATTTTTTTAATACAGGGTATTTGTTTAATCGTCAACCAGAACATGTTTCTATGAAACCGTGGAAATTTTTAAAGTTTATAAATGATGTCAAAAGTAGTGTTACGATTAACATTTTTTTTACAAGTTAAAAAAGTATGATTTTTTTACCGACGGAATTGTGGGGTAAAATTTTAATACACTTGAACCCCACTCAAAGAATACAAGTTTGTAAACTTTTAATAAACAGTGGATCTATAAAAATAGAATCAACATTGTTTAATACATATATGAATCTTTTGACAGAGTCCAAAGAGTTTGAAAATAAATTTATAGATATATTTCCGTTTGAGGACATCCCGTACAATGCATTTGATTAAAATATTTTTAAATAAAAATAAAGTTTAATATCAAAATTAACATTTGAATATATGAGTATCGTAACTGGTGTTTTGTCTAGTAATACAGACGCTTCATTATTGTACAAGATATTATTGCGTTCTCCTGGAATAAATATCTCACAATATTCTTTGCTTTTTTTTGAACACGAGATAAAGAATTCAACAACTTCTCCAATCAAAATTGCAAACCTGGGAACACTTTCTCCACCCAAACGACCAATTCAATGAGTTGTCAAAATAATAAGATGGATGAAATACGCCTCAAAAAAGTATGGTTCAGATTTTATAGGATGGCAAGATTCAGATACATGGATCAATGTGGAAAGATTGAACTTCTTTTTAAACAGTATATTTATAAGTAAACTAAATTGGGAAAGATCTTATATTGGTTTGGGACAATACATACAATCTTATAACATTAGCTCAAGATTTACATGGTCAGGTTGGATTTGGACATGTAAAAAAAACGCCCTTTACTTTACACAGGGTGCAATTACATACTTTGGAAAAGATGTTGCAAAGGAAATCGGTAACAAAGAAAAATTACTGGTTGATATGACGAGACCAATGTTGATACATTATAAAAAATACAGTTACCGAAAATGTAGTCTTCCGAGCGATATAGGTATAGGTTTAATGGTAAATCAAACGACTCGACCTATAAACGTATATGAAATGAGTTTCGGTCAAATGTCACCATGGCCGGTTTATAAACGATTTTACACAAAACGTGCAATCTCTGTTCACTTTTTAGGAAGAAAAAATATAAATAGTTCGATTGACTTTTACATCAATAAAACTAGAAACGTAAAGATGAAAAACATTGAATGGAAATGTAATACATGCTGTATGAATACAACTTGGTCATGTTGTAAAAATAAGTGAATTTAAACATTTTTATAATCAAATTATACGTTGTTAATTATACTCTTTAAAAAATGAAATACGAACTTGTACTTGCGATAGGAATGGTTTCTTATTCTTCGGAAAAAAATAAACTTGTGCGTGATGTTTTAAGGATACCGAAAAGTGTAGAGTTCCGGTTTTTAATGGGCGATACGTTTGTTCCAGAATACCCGGACGAGCTTGCAGTTCCGAATGCATCGGATGGACGCCATAACTATATGCCTTGTACATGTTTTCGAAAATTACAGTGGTGGATTTCGTATGCGAGTACCAAATGGCCTGAAGCACTTTACATTGGAAAAACAGAAGATGATACATATGTTCATTTTGAAAAATTAGTTTATGATCTTTTACGTCCCGAAATGTTGAAACAAGAATATCTCATGTACGGGCTAATAAATTCGTGTTTAGACGGAAACAAGTTTACAGGAGATTTTGAACTGTCAGAAAAACATTTAAAAGGTGGCCCATTTTCAACAGGTCCGATGAATGTATTTTCACAAAAATTAGCCAAAAAAATGACGTGTGTAAAATGATACGTTTGATACACCAAACTTGAAAAAAGGTTTTCGTTGTGTAACCAAAACAAATCAAGCACAAACCTGTGACTGTAGTATAGAATATGTACTACATACTTGTGTGAAAACAAATATTACAGTTGCACATATGACATGGACAAAAGGACACTGGTTCATGGTCCATCCGGGTGGAATGGGATGGGTGAACCCAGGTCCTGAAACTGTATTTGCACATGGAACATTCTTAAAAAAAATATCAAAATATCACTGGGAATATGCGAAAAACTATTCAGACACTACAAACAAAACATATTTTCCACCATTGATGTGGAATGTAAATAATAGGAAAGAAAAAAATGGAAAACAAAACATAAATCCTATTGCTTTGAATGAAAAAGTAATCGATTGGTATCGTAAAAAATGTTCAGGAGCACCTACAAGAAACGTTTCAGAATTAAAAGGGAATTCTAAAACTTGGTATGGTTTCGGATGTCATACTTCACGACTTCACGATGTTCCATATTACAAACATTAAACTATTTTAAGAACATTTATAGTTTCTATTATTTTTACGTACGTTTGCGACACTCAAACGTTTAACTAAAAAACCATCTACATATTTATATCCATGTATTAACAAGAACTCCTCGATATTTGCACTACTCATTCGTTTTGTCACCAGAGATGATTCATATTCTCCACTATCCAAGTCTACTGCAATCAAACTCCAAGTTCCAACGGACCCTAACAGTTCAACTTCTTTCTTAAAAAATTTGTTGAATTTTTCCAAAGATTCAAAATTTCTAGAAGCGTTGACTACTAAAGTATCATCTTGAAAAATAAACTTTATAAAACCCATTTTATTTTTTTATACAAAATAAAATTAAATTAAATACTACTTTTTTTCATCAATTAACATAATAGCCATTGCTGCGTAATTATGAAGATCCGGCGGTGTATCTCTCATAGACTCTGCTTCTATATTGATTCCATTCTTTGAAATCGACGAAAGTCTGGATATCTAACAATAACACCTACAGGTCCATATTTGGCAAATGCATCACCATCATCTTGGTTTTTCTCTCCAAATAGTTTTAGTGCCTCTTTTTGAACAACTGACAACTGTTCTGTTCTAGAGACACCAGTATATTTTTCTTTATCGACCGATAATTTATCCATTTTTATGGTTGAAAAAAATACACAACAAAACTGATTCATTTAAAAATTTTTGTTCATAAAGTTCATTATAAACAGTGTAAAAAAATATGTAAACTAAAAATACAACTAAAATGTCCCATTACACAGTAAAAGAAGATTGGTTGACAGTAAAAATAAAAAAAGCTTTACGTCATGACGAATACGATAGCAACTTTGTAAATCTTGTTCGTTCTTCCATGTTCAGACAAATGCTTGAACCACCTTTATGGGATGGTGAATACACAGTAATAGAAGGAAAAAAATGTTCCGGTGCGGAACAGAGCCTAAAAAATTTAGACATACCGCCTCTTTGTTATCCAGTTACACCGAAAGACAATTACGATAAGCTTTTATAACTTATATTTTTATAAGTTATTATAAGGACACTGTCTAAACGTATGATTGCAAGAACCACATCCGAGTGTTATTAGTTTTCCATCTTTTTTGATTACCCTTACACATTTAGGGTTCCAAGGCATTCTCAGTTCTTTTTCACTATGTGCAAATGGACAATCTGCGTCTTTACATTTACTGAGTTTATTGTGCCAACAAAGTCTTGTCTTATAAAGCATGCATTCACTTTTCCAGTGTCCTTGTTCTCCACACCTAAAACATGTTATTAAATCTCTTTGTAAAGTCGGATTGTTGTGTGATGTAAAACTTTTTATAGATGACGCGCTCACGGTTATATGAAGAACTTTTCCTACAGGCAAATCCTTTATCATAAAACATATATTTATATTCAAAAAAATAAAAATAGATGAGTATCAAACGGCATTCGATGAAGTCAAACTGTAGGTGTCTACTGTAAGACCGTCTTCTCGCATATGTTGCATGTGTGCACAACAACAGCAAACTAATGATGTGCAAAAATCGTCTAGTTTATTACCTTTAATGTTTTTGTTAACTCGGATTCTATTTCTAACTTTATATACTAAAAATACAGACATACATAAAAAAGAAACAAGCGATAAAATACCAAAAAGTACTCCATATATATTTGAAGCAGTATACACATACAAAGGAATTGTCAGAGATAAAGAAAATGATGTCCATAAAACAAGTGTAAAAACTAAACAGTATCCCTTCGAAACCAACCGTTCAAACATTTGAGGGACACTTGTGTTTGCACAAATACATCCGAACAAAAACATTCCACAATCTTCATCACAACATTCACAAATTTTTGTACTCCAATTAGAATGCACTATTTTTTTTTTCCCTACTCTTTCTTTTTGTGACAAAGTTTGTTGGTTCATAAATATATTTATTATTTATTACAAAATAAATAATATGGATTGTGGTTTTTATATATTTTATATAAATCCTAATAAAAAAACAACTAAAGAAATTTCTCGTTTTTGGGAAGAACAAAGAAGACTAAGTAATCTTATACGAAATACTTATGATCGGGAAACAGAATATAAATTCTTCAAAAAATATACTGAAAAACTATATAAAGATCCTTGCAATAAAAATTAGTTTTCTTTTTTTATAATGTTTTCCCCTTTTCCATTTTCTTCTCCTCCTCCTTCTTCTTCTTCTTCTCCTTCTTCTTCTTCTCCTTCTTCTTCTTCTCCTTCTTCTTCTTCTCCTTCTTCTCCTTCTCCTTCTTCTTCTCCTTCTTCTCCTTCGCTTTCTTCTTCTTTATCATAATTTTCAATATGTTTTTCAATACATTCTTTATACATTAAAATATCTTTATAATCATTTATAAATGAAGCATGACAAGTGTCGTTCACACAGTAAACGAAAAAAGAATACCAGCAAAAATCTGCTATCGTCGGGAAATCAAAATCTTCTATAAACAATGACACTGAACCAACATAACGTTTAGAGAATAGATCAAACTCTTTTTTCAATAATGAAAAGTAATCAGCTTTACAAACCGTATTTTCTTTGTACATATGTAGCATTTCTTTTACTTTTATGAATTTTTCCAACCATTTATCTACCAAAGTACAATCTAGATAGTTTCGATTCGGATACAAATATTTAGTTCTTCCTACATATTTAATTATAGGAAGAAAACCATATACGGCATTTCCATTTGTTTTTTCTTCTATAATAAGTTCACATTCACTATCATGGTTACTTTCAATCACATTTTCTTCTTTTATGTATTTCAAAATACACAAAACCGGGTCTATATAGTCTTTTTTACAAGG